CCGCCTAGCTTCTCAATGATGGCGAAAGCTGGATCCAATGTGTGAATTGTGGGGATGCTCACCTGGAATACTCCTTTTTGTAATGATTGGTTGAGATTGACTCATCATGGAGTTTATGTCACTATGTGTCTTACCTGACCAAAAATTAGGCTTTAGTGGCCCCACACCTTGGCCGAAAGAGATAAGTAATGAACACACAAATGAACACAGAGTGGTTTCGCGACCGGCTCAAACAGAAAAAGATTTCACAACGAGGACTTGCCAAATTGTTGGATATTGACCCTGCGGCAGCCTCTTTAATGTTGCGAGCCAAAAGAAAAATGACCACACATGAAGCGCACCAAATTGCGCAGATATTGGGTGTTCCTCTTAATGAAATCATGCGCCAGGCTGGCATTGAAGTGATTGATGATGTGCGTCGTGTTCCGATCACGGCATACATGGACGAGCACGGTGTTGTCTCGCTCATGCCTGCACGCACGCACGACACAGTTGTTGGCCCTGCTGACTGCCCGATCGGCACTTACGCGATCCAGGTGCGCTCACCGGCAACGATCAAGGACGGCTGGCTGCTGTTTGTGAACCCGACGCAGGCGCCAGCTGCCGACAACATTGACAAGCTGTGCTCTACAGCGACAGTCGAGGGCAAGCAGCTGGTTGCACTTGTGCGCCGCGGTTACAGACGCGACACGCACAACCTCATTCTTTGGCCAAGCATGGAAGTCCTCGCCGACTCAAATGTCGCCTGGACGTCCCCTGTTCTCTGGATCAAACCTTAATTTTTAAGCATTAGGGTTTCCCCTAGTGATTTTTGTTGATCTTGTTGTTGTGATTTTCGCATCAGTGATACATAATCACAACATGTTTGATTTAACGCAACAGCAAGAAAGAAAGCAAATGCTTAAACCCAGCCACTTCCAAACCCCTCGCACCTTGGCTGACTGCACCTTCCCGGTCGGTTACGCAGACAAAGAACCCGTTTACGAATCAATCCTTGGCTACTGCCTGGCACTGGCCATCGGCGTTGGCCTTGCAGTGCTCCTCGTTGCCTGGTGGAGCAGTTGAATTGCCCACGATGCGGCACTTGGACAGAGGTTCTGGAAACCAGGACTAAGCAGGACAACACCAAGCGACGCAGATACCAATGCGCAAACCTGCACAGATTCACAACGATAGAACTAATCAACGAAAAAGTTTCCCCTGAAGTACCCAAAAAAAAGAAGCAGTAATTTTTTAAAACCACGACTGGACCCACAACTATGAACACAGACGAACTAGCAATAAAGTGGCGAGAAGCCAAACAACGAGAAGAGGCTGCGCGCAATGACCGCGTGGCCATCGAGAATCAGATCATTGAGCTGCACCCCGCTAAAGAAGAAGGCGCGGTCACAGTGCACACAGCGGGTGGGAACAACATTACCCTCACCGGCAAGTTAGCTTACAAAGTTGACATCGAAAAACTGACAGCTCTCACGGGCAGCTGGCCAGCAGAGATTCGGCCCCTCAAGACCAAGGTTGAGGCCGATGAAACCAAACTGAAAGCAATTCGCAACGACGTCCCCAAGCTCTGGGCCGAGATCGCTGCTGCTGTAGAAACCAAACCCGCGAAAACTGGGGTTGCTATCAAGTTTAAAGAATGAGCAGCGGTGAACAGCTGCGTGACCAGGGCATCACACTGGTCCTTGAAAATTCTGCTGACTGGGCTTTAGTTTCTCAGATCAATTTCACCTTCTGGCTTGAGCATGTGGCCCCCACAGAGTTCAGCATTGAAGACTTCCGCATCTACGCTGCCCAACACGGCATGCCAGAGCCACACCACCCCAACGCCTGGGGCGCGATAAGCAAACGCTTCAAGCATTTAATTCAGCCCGTTGGCTACACACACAGCCAGCGCCCCGCTGCTCACTCTCGTTTAACTCGTACTTATAGAAGGGCCTGATCATGGCATTCGATCTTTCATCCATCTCGCGCACTAAGCGCATGCGCGCACCCAAAATTGTCATTGCTGGCCCAGGCAAGATCGGCAAGACAACCTTTGCATCCCAGGCGCCAAACGCTGTCGGCATCTTGACTGAGGACGGCGCTGACGCGGTCGATGCTTCGGCCTTTCCGTTGTGTTCTTCTCTATCCGATGTCTATTCAGCAATAGGAACGCTGCTCAAAGATAAGCACGACTTTGAGTCTGTCTTCCTAGATTCCCTCGACTGGCTGGAGCCACTGCTGCACCAGCATGTCTGCGAGGCCAACAAGTGGGCATCGATCGAGGCGCCTGGATACGGCAAGGGCTACATCGCTGCAGCTGAAGAGTGGCGCACCTTGCTCTCAGGCCTGGAGGCCCTTCGCGCTCAACGCAACATGGCCATCATCTTGATCGCGCACGACAAGATCAAGCGCTTTGAGTCTCCTCTGCATGAGGGCTACGACCAATACACATTGAAGTTGCACGACCGCGCTGGCGCTCTTGTCCAGGAATGGGCAGACGTCATTGGCTGGGCCAACTACCGCGTCGTCACAACTCAATCAGACGCCGGCTACGGCAACAAAGAAACAAAGGCCCGCACAACGGGCGAACGAATCCTTCACGTCGAACCGCACCCCGCTCACATGGGTGGCAACCGTTTCGGTTTGAAGAATATGCCTCTCAGCTGGGAGTCATTTGCCGCCGCACTTGCGGCCAACAACTAAGCCATCAACCAGGAGAACCCACATGGCCTTATTCAACTTCAACGCTGCCACTGTCGAACCAATGCAAGCGCGCTCATACGAGCCGCTACCCAAAGGCGACTACGAAATGATGATCGTCAAATCAGACGTCAAGCCAACGCAGGCCGGTACTGGTCACTACATCGAGCTGGAGATGCACGTCCTGGGCGGTGAGCACTCTGGCCGCCGTCACTGGGAGCGCTTAAATGTAGACAACCCCAACAAGACAGCGCAAGACATTGCCAACGCGGCCCTGGCCTCTCTTTGCTATGCCATTGGCATCGAGGACATGACAGAGACAGAGCAGCTGCATGACCAGCCGTTTGTTGCGCATGTAGAGATCGACAAGAAAGATCCAACACGCAACCGCATCATGGGCTATGCCACCGCGGGCGCGCCAGCACCTAAAGCAGCGCCAGCAGCACGTCCTGCTGCTGCTTCAGCTCCAGCCAAGAAACCCTGGGGTTGATCATGGCGCGAGTGCCCGAGTCACAGCACACAACGGCCACCGCCATCGTGCGGTGGTACGAGAGCAAGCCACAAGAGCACCGCCCTCACATGGGCGCGTCTCTGATTGGCCACCAATGCAATCGCTACATCTGGCTGACATGGCGCTGGGCGCTCAAGCCTGAATTTTCAGGCCGCATGCTGCGCTTGTTCAGCACCGGCCAGCGCGAGGAATCACGCCTGGTCGAAGAGCTGCGCGGCATCGGCGCGACTGTATGGGAACGTGATCCAGACACTGGTGATCAGTTTCGCGTGTCGGCCTGCAATGGCCACTTCGGTGGCTCACTCGATGGCGTTGGCAAAGGTTTGCCAGAGGCGCCCAAGTCCCCATGTGTGCTTGAGTTCAAGACACACAACGACAAGTCATTCAATGACCTGTGCAGCAAGAAAGTGCAAGGCGCAAAGCCTCAGCACTACGACCAGATGACGGTCTACATGGGGCTGATGGAGATCGATCGCGCCATGTACATGGGCGTGAACAAAAACAACGACGACGTCTACTGCGAGTGGGTCCATTTTGACAAGGACCACTTTGCAGTGCTGATGGATCGCGCACAGCACCTGATTGAGCAGACAGCATCACCAGAGCCACTGAGCCGCGACCCAAGCTACTACATCTGCAAGATGTGCAGCTTTCACAAGCACTGTCACGGTGGTTTGGCTGCCGAGATGAACTGCCGCACTTGTTGTCATTCTTCACCTGTTGAAAACGCGGCGTGGCAATGCGTGAAGTTCAGCAAGCAGCTGACTGACAAAGCGCAGCGCGCAGGCTGTCAGGCTCACCTGATGATCCCGTCACTGATCCCCTACGCGGAAGCAATCGATGGCGGCGAGTCATGGATTGCCTACAAGCACCGCGAGACTGGTGCGACGTTTGTGAATGGCCAGGAAACCATCGAAGCCTACGGCCAGAGCTTCTCGAGCAAAGAACTGCAACTGTGCCCTGGCTCATTGATCGCAGAAGTGGCCGCGCTCAAAGAACAGTTTCCAGGCAGCACGGTTGCGAGCGGCAGCTTGACCATATTTGACGATCTGGCCACGCACCCTGACGACATACCAGTCAAGAAGGACAACCCAACCAAAGCAGAAGCCAGGCGCAAGACCAGCGCTGCGGTTGAAGCGATGAAGCGATTCGGAGAGACGCGATGATCAAGAATGTCTGCATCTATGTGAGCCTGTGGTGTGCCAGCCTGGTCATCATTGGCTTGATTGCGAAGGCCACTTACTACGTCTTCATGTTGGGATGGAACGCGCTGTGACCATCATCGACATGATTAAAGAACGCACGATTGAGGTGGGCGATTGCTGGGAGTGGCAAGGCGCTTTGCAGGCGTGTGGAACAACACCCACGATTCGTCACAAGCAGCGGACCATGTCTGTGCGTCGATTGATCATGGAGGTGCAGGGCTATTCGCTTGAAAGCAAAGTTGCCACATGCACATGCGGCAATCACTTGTGCGTCAATCCTGAGCATGTGGAAATCATCACCAGGAAAAAACTCACAAAGCGAGTTGCATCACAAATCAGGCGCTCAGTCAGCGTGATTCGCATGGCCAAGATTTCATCAGTGGCGCGTCAACACGCGAAGCTCAACGAGCAGCTGGCTGAAGAGATTAGGCAGGCCGAGGGCACACAGCGCGAGATCGCCAAACGCTTTGGCGTAAGCCAGGCAACAGTCAGCGTGATTAAGCGCGGCCTGACCTGGCGCGACTACAACAACCCTTTCGCTCAGCTTATTGGAGCAACTAGCAAATGAATTTTCTAATTGGTATTGATCCAGGCGCGTCCGGCGCCGTTGCGATCCTGGAGAAGAGCGGAAAGCTGGTCCATGTCTTTGACATGCCATCAGTTGAAGTCATGGCAGGTGGCAAAGCCAAAAAACGCGTGAGCCCTGAGATGCTGGCCGCCG